AGTTTTGGTTGCGAAATTGCCAATCGTCTCAATGCCTTGTTAGATATAGATGCACAGTCTGGTGCCAGCAACGCTAGAATTTTACGCACAACTCGTCAGTGGTTGGAAAATGCCAAACCAAGCTCCAAAGATCTAATGATAATACAATGGAGTACATGGGAAAGAGAAGAGTGGTTGATAGATAACGAATACTATCAAGTAGGATCGTCTGGTACAGACAGTGTGCCCGAATCTCACCATGATCAATACCGAGAATTTGTGACCAAAGTTGATTGGCCTGCCCGGCGTGATCACTGGCACAATGAAATTTGGCAACTACATCTTGAACTGCAACAGAGCTCAATTCCACATGTGTTTTTCAATGGCAACAATCATTTTCTCGGACAGCAACCTCATGACTGGCAACACAATTTCATAGGGCCATATGATCCTAACAGCACCTATGATTCAGTACTTCGCCAAAATGGTTATAAACCTGTTAACTCACACAGTTGGCATTTTGGAGCAGATGCCCATTGCTTTTGGGCGGATTTTGTGTTAAACTATATTCAAGATCATTTACTATAGGTCAGACATGCACTATCTATTAATCGACACTGCCAATATGTTTTTCCGAGCAAGGCATGTGGCTCATCGGGCTAGTTCCACTGAGGAAAAGGTAGGCTATGCTCTGCACATCACTCTTGCTGCAATCAACAAAGTAGCAAAGAAATTCAACGCAGATCATGTTTTGTTCGCACTTGAAGGACGCAGCTGGCGCAAAGATTTCTACAAGCCATACAAAGCAAATAGATCAGTAGCCCGAGCTGCTTTGACCGAAGCTGAAGCTGAAGAAGATCGAGTGTTTTGGGAAACTTATGATCACTTTACTAAATACCTAGAGCAAGGAACAAATTGCTCGGTAGTACGACACCCTGAAGCAGAAGCTGACGATATTATTGCTAGATGGATACATCTGCATCCCCAAGATCATCACACCATCGTTAGCAGTGACACTGATTTTGTGCAACTTGTGGCTCCTAATGTCAATCAATTCAATGGCATTCAAGATGAACTGATCACACTAGAAGGCATATTTGATGCACGTGGTCGCGAAGTCGTAGATAAAAAAACAAAACAACCTAAACGTATCCCCGACCCAGAATGGTTATTGTTTGAAAAATGCATGCGTGGCGATGCATCAGACAATGTGTTTTCTGCCTACCCGGGCGTTAGAACCAAGGGCACAAAAAACAAAGTAGGATTAATGGAAGCGTTTGAAGATAGACACGCTCGTGGATATAGTTGGAACAATTTAATGTTGCAGCGTTGGACAGACCACAACGGCAGTGAGCACCGTGTACTTGATGACTACAATCGCAACCGACAACTAATTGATCTCACAGCACAACCGGACGATGTCAAACACAAAGTGGACACCGCCATACGTGAACAAATTGCTCACAAAGACATAGGTCAAGTGGGTGTGAGATTCATGAGATTCTGTGGCAAGTTCGATCTGCAAAAAATCAGCGAACAGGCAGAACAGTATGCTCAATGGCTTAACACAGTATATACAGGAACATTAAATGATAATTGCTAAACCAGTGGTACCTGATCGGTTTTGGATCTTGAAACAAGATGATGAAAAGATAGGAAACATACAGGCCACTGCCAATGGATTCACTGTACAGATCCTAGATCAAGTGGAAAATTACAAAAATGTCCGCATGATAAAACAGCGCATAGGCATTGACTTTGAGCCTGCTGTAAAGACCAACAAGAAATCACAGAATCAAGTGCATGGATTTGACACTGGTTGTTCAGCTTACAACGGCATTTATGAAGTGCGTCGACAACTACCACTGTTTACCAAAACTCGCAAAAGTAAAAGTTGGTATGCAGCTGGTTGGTATCGTGTGTTACAGAACCGCACCTGGCGTGTGCTTCGTAATCCCAAGTTGATTACATTACAACGCTATCCATACCATGGACCATTTCACACTGACAAGGAAGCACAATGAGTATGCATATCAATCGCTTTGTGGATCGACTCAAAGCTCATGAAAGTCGCGCGGCCCGTGACTTTGTGATGCCACTGCAAGATGCACGAGATCTACATGCAGATATCACTAAACTTTTGATGCAACTACAGATGTTGGCTGAGCAAAAAAGCACAGAACCAGATGTTGTGAATATTGAAGTTTCTGGTGGCGGCTTTAAATAAAAACTACATGGTTTTTGGCATAAATATAGAACTGAAGTAAGGAGATGCTGTGTCTAGACCAAAGCCAAAAATTCTAGTAGAACTAACTGACAAAAATACCTATCGTACAGAGCAGGTATTGGCCAGTGAAGGAATATGGGCTGTGTTTTTTGACAATGCTCCTATCAATCTCAAAACAGCTAACATGTTGCAGCAATTCCCTGGCCCAAAATACAAAAAAGTCAGTTTCAGTAACCCGGGCCATGCCATCAATTTAGCTAAAAAACTCAACACACAATTCCGCACCAACAAGTTCACAGTGGTTTTACTGCGAGCTGGTGATCAAGTGTATCCTCTGCTCACTGGAAATTCCAGTGAATCGCAAAGCTGAAATAACACGACGAGTCCTGGCATTGCTGCCTGATGCAGATCGGCCGCAGTTTGAAACTGCCATGAATGCTTGGTGGCGTAATCTGCGAACTCAAGGTGGGCTGGCACTGACAGATCAAGGTCTGCGTGTGTTCAAGGATCAAGCAATGCTTGAATGCCATGAATTTGCTATTCCCCGAGATCAACCTATTTCTCAAGGAATGTTGCTTCGATTGGATAGAGGACATGAATGGCCTTATCACATGGACAAAAAGCGCAGGATAACCTTTTTTGGTAGTCGCGAAGCCATGATGATGGCTTTGTATGGTAACTTTGGTCAATACGTAGATCGTTTGCCTGGGCATTAACAAATCAGCAAGATGTTACAAAAACAGCAACAGAAGTTTGGCAAAACTGCCCGAAAAAAGTAAAAATATCAATTGACCTAGTATAAATAAAACTATACAATAGATGCTATGATGACTATAAAACATTCATTATCTTTGATGCACACATGTCCAACACCGGTAGGCCTATCAACATGGCTCCAGTTTGAATATACCCGTGCCATCAAGAATAGTGATAATGGGGGGTCTGAGTAGATCAAGCATCAAGCAACATACATCTACTAGGGCCCTGGAAATAAGAACTCCAGGGTTTTTCGTTTTTATAAGGTATTATGAAAGAAACAAGACATGAACAACTATTGCATTCGCTCAAAGAGCACGTATTAACAGCAGAACAATTAGCTGAACTTATTGAAGCCAAACTAGAACGTGCCAAGCTAATGCAACAAGGATTTAGACAAGTACAACAGGCTAGAATAGTTAATTTGTAATTGTCAAGATGTTTAAGGTAACGAGGACCAGTGATTCATTAAAAATCACAAACGGGCGGACAGGACACATGAAATCTGTGGCGGCAACGCAGATGGTAAGACTCCTGGTTGGGGTGTTGATCCCAACATATGGTTGACCAATATTTGTGATTGTCTTACAATACTGATATTGGGACCATATTGAAGCACATTACTAAGAGTCCAGGTTCAGAGCGTGGCATAGTGTGTTTCAATATGGTTTAGAATCCTACTAGCAGGAGATTGGGTATGACTACAGAATGGATAAAAAAACATGTAACACCCGGTCTTGTGGCCAGATACGAACGAGAATTGGCTAAGTTACGTGGTGAAGTAACCAGCAAAGAACATATTGTGTCAAACATTAAACAAATGAATGAACAATTAGAAATAGAAGAAACACAAGAACAGCGTCGTGCTAGAGAACTAGCACAAAATGCAATAGATGAAGAGTACTTTCAAAAAAACAAATAAGGAGATCCTATTATGGACAGTGACAAGAGTGACAAGATGAAGGGTGCGTAACTCAACTGGCCAGAGTAATCGGCTTTTAACCGATAAGTTGTGAGTTCGAGTCTCACCGCACCTACCATATAAAAACACATTTTGAACGGTTAAGGTCCGTCCCAAAGAGGTTATCTAGGATAGTGTGTTTTTATATGGTTGACCAATAAAATTCTTTTTGTTACACTAGAAATATTGCAAAACAATGGCGGGAGGGAGAAACGGTTTACTCGTTGGTCTCATAAGCCAAAGACATCAGGTTCGATTCCTGTTTCCCGCAACCAGTACGATTGAGTGCGAATCGTCCCGCAAGGGTT